CTAAGAAACATTGCTGGGACCATGCTCTTGAAAGAAAAATGCTATCAATTGCACTTAAAGCACTTCAAGACAAGCATGGACCAACAGTTTTAACATCCATAAACAAGCAAATTTTAAGAGAGATCAGTAATGTGACATTTTCTAAGATTAGCACACTTAAGGCCAGTTCAAAGGACTACTTGATGGGTCAAGTTGTACCTGACTATCATGATGGAATGACAAAGAAAGAATATCTGGATGAGTTTAAGAAACTAAATCCCTCTTTAAAGGGAAAGAGGCCTAGGGTTATCACTGTGCTGTCTGAACTTATAAAATCATATAAAGATGAGACCAGCGATGATTTCCCCACCCCATGGAAGGTGACTTTATGGTCTATGAATGTTTTAGTTAAAAGAGGTTGGGTATACTCAGACTCTTTTATAAAAGATCAGCATAATGGTGTTAGAGAGATCCATGTGCTAGAAATATTGGCCAGAATGATACAATATCACATGGAACTGATGGCTAAGGTAATATGTAGATTTTTTGATAATGATACAGTTGCAACTCCAGATATTAAGAAAACATTCATCAACACACATGAGAAGGTGTCTGAGACTAAATTGGGAAGACACATATCAGTTAACAAATCTGCAGATGCAAGTAAATGGTGTCAAAGAAATCATGTGTCTCAATTCTTTTTTGAAATGTGTTATTTCACAGACAAGATCTTCCATCCCTTCTTGTATTGCTTCTTTTGGTTATGGACACATAAGAGAATAGCTGTCCCTCCTGAACTTTTGTCAAACTTAGATAGAAACAGAGGTGTAACAACTAGTAATGAAGAGTACATTGAGATGATGACTTTGTATCATAAAGGCGAGCCCCCCTTTATGGAAAAGAGAGGGAGCATGGTTGAAATAGATTTTGGCATGATGCAAGGAATATGTCATTGTGCATCCTGCTTAAAACATGACATTTACCAGACTGCATGGAGAGAGCTTGCTTCTGAAATGATGAGAACTCAATTTAAGATGGAACACCACATCACAATCATACAAGGAAGTGATGACTCAGGTGCCATGATATCCATTCCTGATTCACATAAAGCTTTTGTCATGGTAGCTATAGTTTTACTCTGGTGGAAAGAGAAGCTATCAGAATATGGGAGTATATGGACAAGCATAGCTAAAAGCTCAATTGGCACCATAAATTTAATAGAGTATAATTCTGATTGGTACATACATGGAAGAAAT